ACGACACCGTACTCTATTTTTACATTGAATACCTGGGCATCAATTATGTCTATTGCATCAGATATTAATCTAAATTGATTTACATATAATCGCAAATTTTCCTTGAGAGAGTCTGGAGATATTATAAGCTTTCCATCAGAGCTTCTACTTAATATTGCTAACTCTGTTGAAAGGGGATTATTGGGATTAGTTCTTATTCCAATTCTAAAAACTCTTCCAAAATTAGATGGCATAGTATATATTCTTGCAACTAAGTCTTCCTTGGTTACTATTCTAGACTGTGAATTTCTAAATGCTAGAGCTGTTGCCCTTAATTCATTTAATGTCATTGCGGCCTCACCCCCAGATGCGGGAAGGGGGTTGTCTATCTCGACAGATGCACGAATAGATGTTACAATTGAAGCTGATGTTGTTGATGAAAACTCTGTTAAAAGTGTTGAAACAGTAGCTATCTGATTTGCAGAAACATTATGAGAAATTCCGCCACCAGCCCTATATCTAACCGCTATTGTTGTATTTCTAGGAGATATTCCAAGCGTTCTAGTTTCTAATAGTGAATTTGGGTCGATTGTAAATCTTGAAAACGTCATTTTACTTCCGTATAGCGGAAGAGAAACCTCGCTTGGATCAGGAATTATATCATTATCAAACGTATCAGCACTTCCTCCGCCAAATCTTAAAGTTGTCATACCCGTCTGTCTGCTAGTGGTGGATATGAATCTATAAGGTGCTGGTATCAATTCAATATTCTCAGGAACAAGATCACTATCTTCATCTATATTGACCACTCTTTTATAAACGACGTCTTGTGTGAGGGCATCTACCTGGTAGTATGTATTGCCATCTGAATCTGATACGTGTATTATTTCTACGACATTAGGTGATCCCAAAGTTATTGTCCTGAATGGTTGGACTGTGTCTGGAACAATAAATGACTCGGCGGAAGTTATTCCAGACTGACACACACCTGTTAATTTTACAGAAAATGTAGAAGGATTTCCACTAGTGTCTGATGTTCTTGTCTCATAGCTGGCAATAACATTGCCCTGTGAGTCTGTTTTTGCAAAATTTAAATCCTCAAGTAATTCAAATTTAACTCCATTTTTTGATGAAACCAGTGTTCCCATCTTTATTATTGGCATCTTTGTTACATCTGGAATGTAGCTAGTATTCTTAAGAGTAGAATCAACCTCTATATAAAAGTCTACACTAGCTGTTGCAGGAGCTGCACCCTGTATCTTTACTCCAGACATTCTAACAAGCCTCTCGATATTTCCTGGCTCAACAGCTGTTTGGATATCTAGCTCATTAAATTGATGATCTAAATAATAAGACATGACGTCACCGACATATGCAGCCATCTCTACAAAAAGACCTCCCATTCCATTTTCAGAAAAATCTGTTATTTTATCACTAAAGTATGTTCTTGCATACTCTACAAGCTCTGCCCTAAAAGAATCAAAATCTCTATTAAGATATGATCTCGGTCTAACACTTTTAATTTTTGAAGCCATATAACTACTATCCTATTACATATAAAAATACACTAATTGCTCGATCTGTTATCCTAAGTTTTGGTATGCTATATTTTACCATGAGCTGTATCTTCGCAACAGATTCAACACCTGAGTTGAGCACCTTTCTATCGAACTTTGATACAAACGTCTCTAATTCAACAAACGGTAGGTGAGATTTAACTGCGCCTTTTATTCTTAGCATAGCCTCAGCATCAAAATCTTCCTTTGATGACAGCTCTGTTGTAAGCTCTCTTAAATTAGCGCCATAGTCATAATTCCCAAGGCGCTCACCATAGTTTGTTAAAATAAGATTTCTAAGATTGTCATGAATCTGATCCGCGATAGAAAAGTGCATATCAAATAATCCAGATCTCTCTCTGCCCAGCTGGAGGGGAGTTTTTATTCCAATAGGGTGGGTATCAATAGTCCTTCTTAGTGTTGGATTGGTATTCTTGATTCCGACACTTTTAAAACTTAGCTCTGCCATCACACTCTCCTGAAGATTAAATATTCAGCAAGTGAAATGCTGACTTAAAATTAATCGTGATCTTCGTTAGAGGTGTGATTATCAATCTTATAATTTATGTAGTCTCTTATTGCTCGCCTCAATCCGCCAACGGAACGGGAGCCATCAACTAGAACTTCTATATTTCGTCTTGCCTCAGATTCATGATCAGGATCATCAAATGGTCCCGCTGCATTTAAAAATGCCTCAACAAGATTATCTTCAAAGTCACTCCAATCACTCATTATTCTCTCCTACTCTCCAAAAATTATCTTTGATCTAATTTTATCCATATACCCGGCTGATGTCGTCCCCTGCCCGCTCTTATATGTATCTATTGTAGCAAGGGGAGAGGAAATTTCACCCCCCTGAGTTGCTGAATTGCTGTTGAGCGTGGCAAATGCTGTTCCGAGAGGAACATTTGGTGCGTTCCAGCCAGGTGTCTGTCCTCCACCACTTCCCGCAGCTGCTGCGGCAGAGAGGGCTGCACCATTTACCTGAATAGCAGTGGCGTTATTTTGAATAGCATCAGTCACTGCATCTATTAATGCATCGCCCCAGGCTGCAAACTCATCCCACCTGAGGTATGGCTGGTCTGCGGTGCCATTTGAGGCAGTCCCTGTGGAATCTGAGAAAGAGTCAGAAACTCCTGCAATTTCCACCTTTCCGCCTGTCCTGACTTGAATGTTTCCATCCTTGTCAATTACTATAGATGCCTCGTTTCCTGTCGTATTATCATCAGAGTTAGCATCAGAATCTAACATCTTGACTATCTTTATTGATCCATCACCCTTTGCTATTATACGTGTGTTAGTTGACTTAGCTATGACAAAGGGCTCCTCTGAACGATCAGATACATCAGTATCACCCGCTGACTCTAACTCGGATATTCCAAAATTCACATCACCATTTGACTTCATTGTGACATACACCCTAGAAAGGTCATTAATGAAATCAGGATCTCCCTCTAGTAGGTTATCAGCTTCACTCTTAATAGCAGGAGTCTTATCTGTCTCCTCATACTCTCTAGTATTTTCTACTATCGGAGGAGATGTTTCATCTTCATACTGTAATGATCCATCATCAGCGTTTATTGATACTCCACGACCTGTGACTATGTCAATTGCACCCTTTCCCGTGATGGCTCTGTCTGCTGCTGTTCCCCCTCCTTCACCGTCAGAATTTCTGCCTCTATCCTCACCAAGACATATTAGGGTATTATTTGATCCCTGAATTGTAAAATCTGCAGATCTCTTACTAAATCTTGGAACTGGCTCGCCTGTAAATTGATGCTGGTATGTGTGAGACAAGCTTATGACACCTTCATACGGAGTGTCACCCAGCAGTGTGTTGTCCTGCTTTGAAAATCCTCCACCACTGGGAAAACCATAAGCATTTGCCTCTTCGTCAATTGACTCGCCGCTGTGAGACGACTTAAGTGACTGGCTTGTCTTCACAACAGCTGGGTCTGAAGCTCTATCCTGATGTGTATAATTTAAATCATCTACCTGGAGGTCTGTCGCCCTTCTTGTCATCCAGTATCCCAGAGAATCCTTATCTCCTGCTCTTTCAAAAAATACCCAAATCTGCTCTCCTGCTTTGACTGGAGGAGACATATGTGGTGAAAAGAATGGATAAAAAATTTCTGGCATCCCTTCTTTTCCATTATCTGAAACTACCTGGCCTATTATGCTATTTCTGGGCATTCTATCTACGAACTGAGGATTGGCAACTCTATTTGCTCCATCTCTTAGAGATTCTCTATACGTTTGGTCCTCGTCATCAGATCGCGTTTCCTCTAGATCCTCAGCTGGATTAGAAATAAAGTCTAATACAACTGCAGAATAAAAGACCCTATTTGAAACATTTCCTTCTCTAAGAACTCTTGTTCTATTTCTTCTGGCTGCGGATGACTTAAGTGTTCCTATGAGAACTCCATCACCTCTGCTTTCTCTGCCCATGATCAATCCCTTATCTTATTAAATATATCGTCGGGATTTATTGAAGTCTGCTCCTCCTTAGCTATAAGCTCTGCGAGTCTTAAAATTTGGTCATTTGACTTCGCCATTCTCTCTAGATACTTTGACATAATAGGTCCGAACATAGAATGGTTGGCAGCGTTTCCCTGTGACTGTGTTAGCAAGTCTGTAAATAAAATTCCTGCACTCTCCCTATCTGTTAGTGCATTTTCATAAACTTCTCTCCACAGGAGTTTTTTCTTATCTTCTGTGGACTCTAAGGAATCAAGCAGATCTGAAAATCTCTCTATCTTTTTTTCCTTTGTCTTTAATTTGTCCATCAGATCTTCGACTGTCTTAGACATACAACCCCCTAGAAGAAAATATCAAACTCGCCTGTCTTAACTAATTCCTTATAGTGCTTTCTTATAACCGACATGGCTACAGAAAGTTGTTTTGGATTTAAATTAGAAAGGTTTCTCATATAAACAAATACAGCTCTCTTATTAAGTAGGTCTAGATCATCTATTCTCGAAAAAATTGTAAGTATTGCATCCATGCACGCTAATTCATTTTCACTCTTGAGCCTAGATCTTATCTCCACCATGAGGTCAAATAAATTTGATATTGCCTCAGCTTTAATAATAGCATCATCTTGTGACGGCTCGACTTTAAAATTTTCAATTAAAGACATGTCTGATGACGACAGAGATCCTGTGTCGCTTATGCTTACATGTCTTCTATTACTTTTAATTTTTTTCTTGCTTTGAATTATTAGCCAGTTTTTTGCTACGACATTAAAGTAAGAAAATGCCTTTGTTCCTCGAGAAGGATCAAACTTTCTTAAAGTTTCATAAAGAAATGTAACACAGTCACTTTTTAATCCCTCATATGCTCCCTGACCATGAGGTTTTGCAAATCCGTGGATGAATATCAAATTTTCAGCTAGTTTATTAAATGCAGGAAGAATTTCTTTTACATATATCTTCTCTTTTTCAGCTGTCTCTTCTGTATTTTGAAACTTTACAATGGCGTCATGTGTATTTTTATCAAAATACGGCTTTGTAGATCTTTTAGCTCTTCTAATTTTTCTTCTAGCTTTTTTAGGCATCGATTCCTTCTTGATCTATATTTTTATCCTCATCAGTAAGAATTCTTGCGATCTCTAAAAAGGTGTGTTTGACAGACTCTATGTCGGATATTACTTTTCTCACCTCCACAGAATCAAAAAATATGGGAATTTCTAATATTTTGCTAACACTTGCGTATTTTTGATCTATCACATCAAGAGATTCTTCAATTTTATCCATAGTATTTAAAATTAAAATACCGTGTTTTACATTAAAATAAACAGATATGCACAACATAACTAACAGTATAGAACATACAGATATAAGAAAAATAGTGATAGAGCTCATTTAAATCCCAAGCATATCATGTAGCATCTTATCATATTTTAACATTATAGACTTATCACAAAATTCATCTTTAACTTTTTTAGATAGTTCGACAGCCCACTGATCAGGTATATTGTACTTATTTCTAAACTTTAATACTTTCTTTTTAAAGTCATCTTCTAGCGGCTGAGCCCACTTCATTCCCTTAAGAAATATCCTATTATCCACCCTATTTTCTGGAATTTCTTCTAAATTATACTGAATTGGTATAAATTTTCCTAAATTTAAAAAGTCAAGATGAGCTGACCAATTTGTTGTTATTACTGGTAGCTCACAAGCAGATGCCTCTAGGAGCGGTAGTCCAAATCCCTCTCCCCTTGTGAGGCTTAATAAGCATCTTATCTTTGGATTTTTATAGAGACTTATGATCTCACCTGGTGTTAAATTTCCATGAATCAGATGAATTTTTGGAAACTGTGACTTTCTAACCTCCCCGAGTATTTGTCGAACTTTATTTCTAGTTATTTCTCTATCTATTCTAGTTCCTCTCCCATGATTTGCCTTTAGTACCAGGCCAACATCAGGATCATCCTTAAATGTCTCACAAAACCACTTGATTGTGAAATATATATTTTTTCTATCATTCCAGGGATCGTTTCCAGTAAACTGACCTACCAGCAAAAAATTAAAATCTGTAGATAAATCTAAATCGATACTTTCTTCCGAGCCTGTATCTATCTCTTCAAAATACCACTCTGGAATTACATAGAGGGGAACTTTAATTTCACCAGTTTTTAATAAAACATCTTTAATGTGGTTTGACGGAACAACAATACAGCTCATCATGTTGCATCTCTCTATCCACTCTGGATTACAGTGATCAGTTTCGACGACTGCAGATATACCTACATTAAATTTAGCTAAATTTGGATCCCATTCATCAGGTAGTTGAACCTGAAAAGATATGTCATATATTTCTCTTTTTTCTGAAGATGTGGACATGATTCTTCCAATCAGTCCGCCCTCTAGTTCAGGATTTATCATCCACGTTGTATTTCCCCACGGAACTATCTGAGAATACAGATTAAAATTTCTTCTTTTTTCTGCCCATTTAAATATCTGCCTACAATGAACACCATACCCACTTATAGACAGCAATGGCGCTCGAATCACGACATTTTTCCCACCTATTGTGGGATTAAAATTAAAAGGTGACGCAACTCCACCGCTCATATTTTTCTCTCCAAGTTTTAGAAATATCTTCTAGATGA